TGCCCAGTTTTTCTGTATTTCAAAATCAAAAAACAGTTCTGTAGCGAACACCTTTTGATTACGCGGATCAAACATTCCATCCCTATAAGTGACTGCCTTCTCTGCCGACTTCAAACAAGTTTTCTTATCTGCCTCCGCTAAATTCACTTCTGGGAAGTGATTGTCGTAGTAGTCAAACGCCAAATCATTCACGTATGAAAGATCGTCACATTGTTCAAGAGTAAACGTACCAAGGTCATCATCAACAACCTTGTCTTCACCTCTACTAACAGCAAGAGATTTATCTCCTAGTACCTGCATGACCTTATGAGTAACAGTACCCATAAGAGCCTTTTTGTTAGTTTTATCTTTGTAGGCAAGGTTGTATTGGAGAAAATACTTTTGTTCGCAGAACTCCAACGTTCCTAGACTACTACTTCTGTGATAACAAACTATCATTTAATCCATTCAAGTCTGTGGTTATCAAGTTGTACATATCAACATGAGCGCGAAATCCATTATCGCCCTCTGTCTCACCCTTCTTGATAAGCCTAGATTCTTCAAAATATTGATCTCTATCTTTTTGACCAATAATCCATATCCGTTTCGGAATGTCGCCATCAAATTGTATGCTTGCAAAAATATAAAGGTCTAATCCACGTTTATCCGCTTGGTGTCTGCTGGTGGCAGCAACCGAAACGTCATAAAACAGCTTTGGTTCAACAGTACGCCTTTTCGTTTTTACTTCAATCCTCTTTCCGTTTTTTAGGATGTCATGTCCGTATTTGGCATCCCCTTCTTCAAAACTGATGATTTCCGCGCCGATGTACGCAGCGACGGCTTCCTCCCCAAGAAATCCAGCAAAGTTGCCTTTACCCTTGAGAATCGAATTTCTAATTGATCCCATCTCTTTGGCCTTTGTCTTTGCAGACTTAACCATTTTCTCTGTAAAAGGAATCTCTACAATCAAACCTTTGGTGTTATCCATCCCCAGCCTTTCAATATTTCTAACAAAGCTCTGTTAGTTTCATCAATGTTCAGGTCTTGGTTGTCTAAAACGTGATCAAATCCATCGTAATCATTTAGAGCGTTTTCGCTATCATGTTCATCTTCGTGCGGCTTTCTTGTTAGTCTAATGACTTTCCCGCCCGCCTTCTGGATAGCTTCTACTTCGTTAGGAAATCTAATATCTGGAACAAGGGCGAGTTCTGTCCCGCTTTGCTCTATCCTGTTAACGCAGCTATCGACCCAGATGTTGGATTTGATGTTCCTGCAAATGTCAGTTCCAAAATACTGCAAGAATTCTCTGGCCGTCATAAAGCCCTCTGAATAAGAAGCCCCACCCGTGGGGACATCTTCCCACTTAATATTTATAGGAGTATTCTTGTCTTCGTCTGTTCCATAGCATTGTTTTTCAGTCAGGCCAAACAATTGGATACCAATAATTTTCAAGGGGTCAGCAAAGCTGAATGAACGCACGTAAGGCCAGATAACTTGAGATGCATACTCAATAAAATCTGGATCTCTTCTTTCTATATCGAGAAAGCCAAGACCCTTTTCCTCTTCACCCTTTTCATTAATGATAACCGTATTCACTAAGAGTTCTCCCGTCTCTTGATCCATCAAGAACTTCTCAACGATATCGTTTACTCTTAGTTGGTATCCATATAAGAAGTTTGTAGATGTTGTCTTGCCGCTTTGTTTAGCTCCAGACAAACCAATTATCTTAGACATATTTTCCCTCCAGTTGAGGCTTGATTTCCGTTTTAATTTCTTCTATCGTCATATCGCCTACGTCATGGCCAGAGAACTTAGGTTCAATTATGTTAAAGAGAGTCCCGCATTTTTCTCTTACGGACTTCTTTGCTTTTTGTCCAGCCTCGTCGTTGTCGGTAAGAACAACAATATTTAATACTCCAGAAGTTTGTATCATTCTTGATTGCGCATCAGTGAGGCTGGAACCAAAAATGCCAACACAATTTTCTATTCCGGCTTCGTGCAGTCTCCATACGTCGCCCTGTCCTTCGACGAGAATAATTGTTTTGGTTTTACGGATCTTGTCTTTTGCTAGCCAATACCCATAAAGATGGGAGCCAGCATGAAAATACTTTGAGTTTATCCATTTGTAACCGTTGTGATTCTCGTGGGGCGTTCTTCCGACACACCCAACATAATTATAGTCTTCATCATAAACGGGAGCAACAATTCTTCCGTTCATTTGTTTTCCCTCGGAGTCACAATTGCCAACATCAAACTTATTCAAAACCTCTTCGGAATATCCTCTGTTCATATAATATTTTGATGGTATGGAAAGGCTCTTTCTTACTTCTTCACGGCTTAGATTTAAAACTTTGCCTTTTTTCTCTTTTGTTTGTTTAGCATATTTTAACAACAGTTCAGGTATGTTGTTAGCTCTATTTTTTATTTCAGAATCTGTAACCTTTAAGAATTCTTTACAAAACCTTACTGTTTCAAAAAAGGTTATATCCTTGTCTCTTCTTGCGCTTAAAACAGCCCTAATAAAACCTATTATTGAGTGTGTGTGTTCCTTTTCACACCCCCTCGTCCAACATTTCCACGCCCCCTTCCATTCGCCAAAAACAGTCATCGTACAGCCTTGAGGATTATCGGCACCTTCATGTATCGGGCAAACGAAACCATAATAATCCCCATGATCTACATAACTAATATCTAAAAAGTCAAGCAGTTCATCGATCCTGTCTGAAAGTATATCTGAAAGAGCTATTCTGTCTGCTTTGCTGGTCAACATCAAAATGGCCTCTCAGCTTCTTCATTTTTATCGTCAACAACAAAACCCTCTTGCTGAACCCGTGATCCTTTTAGGACTTCAGATTTGGTCATTCTTTCTTCAACAGTACCAATCTCGCCTTTTAGGTCAACGTTTATATAATCATAATCGTCCAGCCCAGCGCCATGTCTTGCGACAATTGGTATTAGCTTCCTGTTTCCACTTGCCCCATTGTCTTCTGCCAATTCTTCATCTGACTTTGTTTTAAAAATTGTAAAGCTACTGCATAACCAAATCAACCTGTCAGAGCCGCTCACAACGTCCGTGGATTCTTTGGTAATACCATCTCTGTTAAGTTGAACAAAACTCAAACAGGGAAAATCGTACTGGACAGTCAGGTTGTGGAGCTTTGTGATTTGAAATCCTAGTACCTGAAATTCTTTCATGCTGTCATTAATTTCATTAGAAGCCATGAGTTTTAGGTAATCATAGACAACCATGCACTCCTTGGTTCTTCCGTTTTCATCAAACCCCACCCGCTTTACTAGCCATCTTCGGATTACTGATAAGGTTTCCTCAAATGGTTTTCCGGCTATGGTTATATAATCAAAGGGCATATTCTTTATTTTTTCAACGGCCTGAGCTACGCGCTCTTTACCATTGACCATTTTCACGAATTTGCCGGTTGAAATATCATTAATGTTTATTCCGCTAAATTTAGCTATCAGTCTATTAAAATGATCCTCTTTGGACATTTCCGTATCAAGAACAAGAACTGGTATGTCAAGCTCTCCCGCTATGTGAGCCGCCACATTATCGGCTAACATACTCTTACCAACCTTTGGCCTCGCTGCTATTAGATCTACGCATTTTCTTCTAAACCCACCGCCAATTGCCGTATCAAATCTTTGAAACCCGCTGCTTATGCCAAGCATGTCGCATGGGTTTTCTTCTAAGTGAGTTACATATCCCTCAATCTCTTCCCCAAGACTAATGGGTCTATCCTCTACCGAATTGTTTAGCGATGCGGATAGTTCAAAAAATGGGGATTCGCCAATTGATATGATTGCATCAACGGTTTCATCTCCGGTAACATCGCTTATATTAGATATTACCTTTTTCGCTCTTAGTCTAACATCCCTCGCTATTTCAAGCTTTTTAAGTTTTACAGCGTGTGTTCTTACGTTTTCTAGCTGAACATCACAGTTCATCAGTCCTTGTATGTGGTCGGGAGGAATTCTATCCCCAAAAGACTTTGTCATTCCAAGGTCTTCTGCCGCGCTTAACAATGACGGAAGGTCTACAGCGGAACTATTTTCTAGTGTCTTTTTAAGGCACGCATAAATAATTTGATTTTGTTCTAAGGTAAAAGTGTTTGTGTCTATAACGTCGTCAACATCAATAAGAGCTTCAGACCCGTGCTTCATAATCCCAGATATAACTACTCGTTCTGATGCGGGATTAGATATTTTTTCGTCCATCTATCACCCCACACATTTGTCGCATCTATGGAATTCTCCAGTTTTATATTGGGCATTTATTTCCTCCACACTGCCACAGATGTGACACTTAACCTCTGCCATTTTAACTGGAGGTCTTCTTGTGGAGAGAGTAACTTTTGGGGTTGTTACGTCAGTAGCTTCTGTGCCATCATCAATAAACTGGTTTTCTCCAACCTGTATAGACTCTGATTTTGCGTAATGTC